CCTTTTGACAAGAATGGGAATACTTCCAATACTGTGTTTTTTGTACCGGTAAATAAACCACCAGTATCCATGACAACAATATGAACTTCATCGTTTGCTGAACCAGCTGCAGCAGCTTGAGCTGAAGTTCCTGGAGCACCAGTCACGTAAGAAGCAATACCAACTGAGTTAACATTCCAAGTAGCTGAATTATATGTGTTAGCATCAACCATGGAAACAGTTAAAGAGTTACCTAAAGTACCTGGATAACGAGCAATAAACGGCCCAGCAATGTTAGCATTATTACTAAACAAATATGATGCTTGGAAAGAATCTTCGTTTTGTATTTGTAATACGGATGCTGTATTACTGTCAGCGTTATAAGATGTGTTATTTGCTGTTCTAACAACCTGTAAATTGTTGCCGTACGCTAAGAAAGAAGCAGCCGTGAAGAAAGTCGCTGCCGAAGTTGGTTGCGAATTAGAATCTGGTTTACCAAATGTATTTGTTAAAGTGATTTCAGAATCGACTAGAATTCTTTTATTTACTGGACCCCATGAGAAGCCCCCTGCAATTGCACCAGCGGTAGTTAAAATTGAGGGTACGACTGTTGTTAAGTCAACCTCAGAATAATTTACGCCTGGAGAGATTTGAAATGCCATTTTATTATCTCCTTGAATATGATGTTATATTGGCAATTAAGATACCATAAAGATATTTATGATAGGTCGTATTTAGAGATTTTTCATAGCATCTCTAATTAGTCCAGAATAAATGTCTGAACCGTTGGCTGCTTCCCATATATCACCATCAATAATTTCAAAATCACGTTCAAGTCCAGTTTCGATAATTGGAGCAGGTAAAAGTTCTTCATCTACCTGATTCATATTTTCTAACTGGATTTGTTTACGGATATCATGGTTCACAATGTCTTTGAAATACTTCTGACCTGTAGCCCAAGCAAACATAACAAGACCCATCACCATATCATCATTATGTCCGTCATCTGCCTTGAACGAGGTCTTATCTGCCACGAAAGTTGTTAGCTCTGAAATCGTGTCAAAGTCATTAATAATTAATTTATTATTTTCAACCAATGTTTTTAGGTTGGAACAGCCAATTCTTTTAACGGCAACAGACATTTTGAGACCCATCTGTACACCACGACCAAATCCAGATGATAGTTGTTGTGGTTTCTTATTACCTGTAAATATCTTAAACAGGTTTTCATACTCAAGGTCTTGGTGGATAATGTCTGCCACCGTAGGATTCATATTAATCTCAACAAGAATATAGGCATCGTTGTATTGTCGTGCCGCATTATATATTAATGTTGGAAATAACATTGGTGATATAGAAGAACTCTTATATGTTGCCACTTGCTTATATGGAGTGGTAGAAATATCTATAACTGAGAATGCTGAACAGTCTAAGTTACGACCTTCTGAAACGTCAACCCAGATGGCGTATAAGTGGTCCTTGGTCGTTTCATCATCACCTTTGATAGGGTATTCGTATATCTTCAACATATCATGTTCTGATAATGGATTCAGATATACCAACTCTTGTAGTTTCTTACCAGAAATCAAGGTGTTGGAAGAACCTAAGAACTCGGTTTCAAACTCTTGTCTAAACTGGTATTCTGAGGTGTTACGAATTGTTTCTTCTTTCCATGCCTCATCACGACCTGGAACCATAGACCAATGAACTTCAAATGGTGTATAGTTGTTGTTTTTATTTACTGCATCTGTCCAAATCTTATAGAAAAGATTCATACCATTAGGTGTAGACACAATAATAATCTTCGTTTTAGTACCAGCAGTAATCACAGGATAAACTGAGGTAAAGAATTCTGTAGCGATATTAGATGGAACGAAAGCGAACTCATCTAAGAACACAATGTTAAATGAACCAGAACGAGCTGCTGAACCTGATGTAGAAGAAGCAATAATAACAGAACCATTCTCCAGTTCTACACGACCTTTGTTCCATTCAACGACACCTTGTTGTAACCACATTGGAAGATTCTCATAAGCCAACTGGAGTTTACCTAGAATACCACGTGCAGTCTCACCACGGTTGGCAAGAACGGCAATAGATTGTGAATCTTGAAATAGAATAGTCCAAAGAAGAAACGCCACGGTTGTGGTAGTTTTACCAACCTGACGAGGACATTTCATAATTGTAAAACGATTATTGTAAAACGTCTTAATCATCTCCTCTTGGAAGTCATACATCTTAAATGGTACAACACCATCATCTAGTGTAATAATCTTAATGTATTTTGCAAAGTAGATTGGGTCTTTAGAACACTTGATGTATTCTTCTACCTGTTCTTCGGTAAATTTAACTTGTACACCTACCCGTTTCAGTAGGGGGTTGTCACGGTAGGATTCTTTATTTAGCTTAGCCATTCTTACTCTTTAGAAGTTTTGAAAGTTCTGATGTTGAACCTATAAAAATAGCTTTGTCAATATTGGTACCAGCAGATTCTTTTTTGATACCTTCTAACTCACGTATTTGTTTTTGTATAGTTAGAAGTTCTTTGTTAGCATCTACCATATTTTTAAGTAGTGTACCATAAACTTCAAACGCACGAGGATGTTGGCCTGCTTTTGCAATCTCTAAGATTTCTCCCATGGCTTCTTTACCTTGGTCAATAATACCTTGTAGGTTTTCTTTAGATTGTGCATAGGCATCTGTTAAGTCTTGTTGTAACTCTTGTTCTTTCTCATTGTTAACTGCCGGCAAAGTTTCTTTTTTCTTTGTCTCAATAGTTATGGGAGTTGTGGGAGTTACATCAAAGACTTCTGCGATTGATTTTTCAAAATTATTCATAATAGTATATAGTTTAATAACCGAATTTAATTTTACCGACTATCATGTTATATTAGGAAACTCTGTTATCGTAGTTGTATATGTATAAGGACCATTAGAGTTGGCTGTAGTTGGATTAGGTACAACAATAATCTCAGCCAAGTTAACTGGTTGTTGTGATATTATATTATAACCAGTGAAGTTATAGTTGGCGTTGGAGATATAACCCCATATAGGACTAGAAGACACAAAGTTACCATTAATATTTGTTAAGTGTAACGTATTGTTTTTCCAAATAACTACTTTACCTGTTGCCGTTGCCGTACCCGCAGAATATCCCTGATACACAGTTTCTCCTGCTTGATATTTTCCTATTCCAGGTGTGGCCAAATTAAACACAACTGTATCTGTTGGAGTAATTGTACTCAACACATTTGTGATTGATGTTTTGATTAGACCAGTTTCTGTTATCTTACCAAATATAAATCCTTTGACTGTAAAATTCAAAGTCCAAATAATCATACGTGTTTCGGAATCTTTATCACCTTCATATACAATATCAGATGTAGATGAATTTAAAATGATTGGTACTTCTCTAGTAATCCCCATTTCAGGAATCAAATTAATTTTGATTGTATAATCTGGTGTAAAATATGGAAGAATATGTTCAATGATTTGTGTACCATCTTCTATGTTACGTACATAGATGTATAGATTGAAATCAAAATTATATGGAACAGGATTGTATTGTGATACTACACCATTGGTTGTTTTAGAAAACTGTTTAAAGTTAGTATTTTGTTTTCTTGATGCATCATAAGTTAAGCCAGACATTTCAAATGACATTCTTGGTAATGCCGTTTGAATTTTCTTACTCAAGTCTGGATCATCTTCTAAACGTCTTACATATAATTCTTTTGTTGCATATACAATAGGTACGAGAAGTCTTTCGGCCTCAGATGAGTCTGGATTGTATCGAACTAAAGTAATATCTTTAAAGAGATTACCAAATCCAACAACAAGTTTGCGTATGATTCTATTGTATGTTGTATCTGACATTATATGGTACCGAAAGGATTAGACTCTGAGAGGTCGAGAATTGTACTACTTTCGGTCTCCAAAAGTTTATTACTATATGTTTCATTGAATGCATTGTCCAACAATGGATCATAGTTGAGTAATGTATGTCGTGCATTACTTGAAGCACCAATAATCACAGCACCGTCAGCAAATGTTCCAGAAATATTACTAACCATCAATTCATTGTTTGCTCCATTCCAAGATTGAGCAAGAGCAACTGCCGTAGCATTTGCTTGTGTGGAGTCAGCAGATTGATAAACAATTTCGTGTACCTGATAGTTGCCTCCGTTACCTGCATTTGTATTCAATACAATCATATAGGCAGAATCATTAACAACATGGTCAATATCTTCATTACCAGTATTGATAAATTCTTGTGAGTACTTGAATTTCTCTAATCTAAGTTCATAGAAATATGGTTGTTTTCTACCCAACATATGCATATCTTTGGCTTGTTCTGTGAATGTAATCTCATACAATTCACCAGTGCCATTTAAGAAAGGTATATAAATTAAATCACCCTCACGTGGCCGATTGAAAGTGTTTTGTGGAACTCTTTGTGCAAAAGAACGTCTAGATACCATTACCTTAACAACGTCTTTAATTTCAAGACCAAACTTAGAAAAGAATTCTTGTTGACCTAGGTAGTCCAATGGGTCAGAAGAAAGATACATTTCTAATGGAAAAGCAGTTTGAAATCTTTTAACTGGATCTTCTCCATATAACAAATCACGAGCAATGTCATTATCGTTAGGAAGATAAAAGGAATCAAATCCCATAATCTTCATAGATTCCACGATAATATCCTCTATTACCCTTTGCTCAGCATTAGAGTTGTAGTTGTTGAAATAAACGGATGTTGCCATGTTAGTTCATTAGGAATTCTAATGGTGCTCCGTATTGAGTTTCCATTTGTTGTTCTAATTTATCGATTTCATCTACCGCTTCTTGGTAAATTTTATCGCCATTTAAAGTTACTCCACCTGGCAACTGTAGACCATTAAATTTCTTAATGTTGTTAGCCCAACTTCTTTTGAATAGTGCTGTGGTATATTCTTTAACCCAACGGTCATTCCAAACTCGGTTATATTCCACAGCATCGATAGCGGCATAACATTCGGCAATTACCACAGTACCTGTTGGTGCTTCGGATGCTCCCCATGCCCAATCGATAAACAACTTTTTCATGTGACGGTTAAAACGAATAGGAACCTCTCCAGAGAACATTAACTCCAGAGAACGTAGGTGTTGTTGAGTCAAGGTATAGTTGACGTATGATGCGGAGGTGAAGTCGTAGAGTTCGTTTAGACGCAACTGATATCTCAGGTCAAACATATTAATAGTTGCCTGTGAATCTTGGACTGGAAATATTCTTGTGACACCAACGATATCGAGTGGTACGTTGGCGGAATCAAGTACATTGGTTAGACTTAAATATTTGTTTGCCACATCCGTAGCATCTATTTTTTTGATATAGTATACTTTTTGTAGAC